ACCTTCTGAATACCAAAGTCAGCATACTTGGACGAACCAGGATGCTTTTTATATCCAGTTGAAGGGTCTTTCATAAGCTTTAACTTGCCTCCTGTACCTTTCATCCAGTGAAATCCCTTGGGTGCTGAAACTCTTTTCTTATCTGCCATGATTACTTTTTAATTTGTTTTAACTTATAGCTTCCATCAGACTGCTTCTCCCACTTAAAACCTGCGGGTGCAGGTGCAAACTCGAAGCTTATACCTGGTCTATCGAGCCCCATTACTTCTTTTTCTTGCCCCCACCTTTCAAGTCGTTGTCTTGAGAGTGGCCTCCTTTGATAAATGAATTAACTCGGCCCATAGCCCATTGGTGTGAAGACATTCCTGGTCTACTACCGCTAGATGCAAAGGCTCCTAATCCTCTCTTATATACTTTTTTAAGAGTGGATTTGGAATACTTTGAACTAGCTGCCTTTGCGGCAAGCTTTGAATCAACAGAGGAACCTCCTCCTTTCTTTGAGGTTTTACCTCCTTTCTTATAACTTTGTATGCCCATACCACTAGCATCAGCATCTTGCATTTTAAATGGTGACTTTCTCATTTTTTCTTTCGTTTTACAGATTTTTTACTTGTGGTGGTTTTCTTTTTTGTGTCCCGAACTTTCTTCTCCATCCTCTCTCTAAGTTCAGCGGCTTCTTTTTTCTTTCCTGCTCGATATAGCTCGCCTGCTTTTCGAATCATCTTCTCCCTAGCAGAGCCAGGGGCAGCTTTGTACCTCTTCGGTAATGGTTTGCGTGCTTTCTTAGGCATGACTTTCGATGTTAAGGGTGAATGTTGCCATAAAAAGAAAGATTTGGACAGTATGCCAACTATGTTCTGTTGTAGGGCGTAAATACTCCCAACCAATAGCAAACCTATCGTGAGGCCAGTGCAATGATACTGTTAAATCCCAATCTCTCATCCTTTTCTTTTAAAGTATTGTATTTGTCTTTCTCTTTCTTCAGCTTTCTTCTTACTTCGAAAAGTACCTAAAACTTTGCTACCATCCTTAGAAAAAAGCTTCCATTGGCTCTTATTTCTAGTTTTCCTAATCATCTTTCTAATATCTTGTGAAATGGTATTAGAACCAATCTACTTGTATTATTATCTCCCCCTGGTACCTTCCTAGCGAATGATTTCTTGCAAAGACTCTTTAACCTATCCGTCTTAACTAAGACTATAGTGTCTTGGTCGTTTCCTTCTACAAATGCAAACCATTCTGCCTCTGTAGTGGATATTCCTGAGTATTTGCCTCTACTGGCGTACTCAACAGCTAAATTATTAGTATCTGCAAGGTGAAAATCGGTTTTAACCTCTATCTTTTGGTCTGAAAGAAGATTACCTAATGCTTCTTCCCCGATTTTACCTATTTCAAGGTCATACTTAAAGTCAGAATTATAATTCATCCTAGTAATCCTTTACAATAGATAAAACGGCTGGATTACTTCTATTGTCTTTACGTAGGTATATATCGCATTCGACAAGTCCTGCGGCTCTAGCTTCAGATTCTTGCCCATAAACAGGAAGAGATGAAATAATTTGACTTAACGTAATATATCCTCTTGGAATGTTGCAGTTTCTATAGAGAATGTCGTCTTTAGGCACAGCAACATCAAAATAAGGAATTTCTTTTACTGTTGCTCCTCCTGCGATACCAACTGGAGCAGGAGATGCGACAAATTGTAATATGCCATCACCAGCCTCATTGAATATGAAAGCATCGCAAGCTTTTAAACCATCTCCAACAGCTCTTTCAGGAGTATTGTATACAGGTAGTCTTCCTAATACAGAAGATAATGTAACATATCCTCTTGGAAGAGGGCCACACCCTTGCTTCATAACTTCTTCTTGAGGGAAAGCAATATCAAGAGAGTTTCCAGTAGCATTTGCACCTGTAGCTCTTGTAGTATCTCCAACTACGGCAATTCTCCCTTGCCAATTATAAATATCACAGTCTCTTAATCCAGCTGCTTTTGCTGCTACATCTCCTGTATATTTAGGTAATTTTGAAATTACTGAAAGTAATCTTACATAACCTGCAGGCACATCACAATTGTGCTTTACTAGGTGTTCTTGTTTTATTGATAAATCGTAACTAGGCATTATTTCTTGTCTTTAATTTTATTTTTAGTTATTCTCAGCTTCCCATTTAAGCTGTTCTTTTAATTCATTTAGTGCTTCGGTTAGTCCTTCACTTCCTTCAGCGTATTGTTCTAGGTTATCAACCCATTTTGTGTTAAACCATCCAAGCTTTACAGTGAAACCTTTTCCAGTTGAGCTCTCGGCCCCATCGTCCTCTAATTCTTTACCATCATAGTATAGTTTCTCTACAAACTCTCCAAAGTTAGTTTCGAGTATTCCAGCCGAAAGTTTCTTTTCGTCAAACTCTTCTCCCTCATCGAGCTCAAGGACCCAGTTAGTTAGCCATCCTTTCTCTTCACTTATACAAGCCACTATAGGCACGTAATCTTCTTTAGTGAGGCCATCATACAAATTATCCCAATTAGGCTCTTCCTCGTCAAAGAAACCGCCTTCTCGGCTCCATAAGAATTGATGTTCTACTTCCCTCTCCTCTTCAGTATCTGTATCTGTCAAAGTTAGAGCAGAGTTAGCAAAACTTCCAGAAAAATGTAAGATATCATCTAGGTCGTGCCAGTACTCATCACCCCCTTTTGTCATTTGAGGTATACTTTCATCCTCATTGTCATCCCACCCTTGTAGAATGTAATCACTGAATTCGTCTTCATCAGACCCAGCCCAGTAATTATAAAACTCCTCTGTTACTTGCCCTATGGTGACTTCGCCCCCATAATGGTATCCTCTAAGATGATAAACTTTTTTACTCATGGTTTTGGTTTTTTCTATTAGTTATTATTTCAGAAAACTTTTCTGATGCTGTAAATCCTAGTCCTGCCATAACTATCCATTGTAAGGATTCAAACATATGTTGTTCTACGGTATAATCACAAAACAAATTTGATGTAAAAGCAATAAGCATAAAAAGTAGACACATGGCTGTGACCACTCTTTTGGAAGATACTGTTCCCCCTTCTGAAAACATTGCTTTAAAAAACTCTCTCATGACTTACGTAGTCTGTCAATAATAATAAATGCTAGTAATAATACCGTAACTATAGCAGTTTCTATTGACATTATTTTTTTATACAATTTTTTACTTTGCAATAACCCATGCAAACTTTGCCAAGAGTAACCCATTTTATAAATAAGCAAATTAATCGTTTCATTCTTTTTCTTTTTTATCATACCACTGTGTAGTATGAGTATCTATATCTTTTTTTGGCTCTTCTTCCTGCTTCTTCTCCTCCTCCTGAAGAACATCGTCATTACATAAAAACTTCATCATATCATAACTCCATATGCCTACCATGCCAGGGTACCTTACAAAAAGTTCCCCCGAAGTTTTTAACTCGTCATACCTAGCTCTAGAATCCCAAAAGGACTCCTCATTTATAGGTTTATATTTATTTCTTCTAGCCATGTAATATAGTAAAAATTATTCAATTATCCAAATTCTTGACAATCAGTTAGGGCAACAATCGAAACCCCACTTAACTCTATGTTTTATCTCATCTACAATGATAAGCGCATCTTCAACATTTAAACCTATACCCATAATATTTTCTAGAAGGTCATCCTCTATGACTTTCTCGTCATAGCCCAGTCTCCTGTGGGCTAACCAGCTTTTTGATAGTTTATGTAATAGTTCTAAATGTTTATCACTTAAGTTCATTATACAATTATGATATAATCTTTTACTTTTTCTATGACTGAATCATATGTGTCATCGTACAACCTAGGCATAAAACTATGTCTAGACTGAATGATAACTTTGCCTTTAGAGTTTTGAGATATGTTCTTAATATCCTCCACCCTAATTAATATTTTTTCTTTTTTCAAATCAGATGTATCCACTTCTTCTAGGTCATCCCCACAAACTTCTTCACAAGCTGCTTCAAAATGCTCTGCAGATAATCCTAGATTCTCAGCTTTTTCTTTTGCTTCTTCCAGGCACTTTTCACAATCCAAAGTATCAGCAAAATTATTAGAAGTTGCGTAATAACCTGTTAACTCTATAAATACTATTTTACCCATTATATTGATTTAGTTAGTAACCTTCGAGCTTCTGTAGTTAAAGAGCTTGCTCTTGACCTATTTATACTTCCACAAGAATCACATCTAAGAGCATCATACTCAGACATGTACGTCTTGTAAGTTCCTACAATAGTTAAGTCTGTTCCTCCACAAGTTGCACAACAAGTTACGTTGTCCCCTATATGCAATCCCATATTTGGATGAGGAGTAATCCAAGAACGTATTCTTAAGTATACTTCCTCTAGAAGAGTTACATCTTTGATGTTATATTCCTCCATCTTGTTGAGAGATTCTTGGTCTCCTTCCATACATCCCTTCCACAACTCAAAGCCTCCAGTCTGCATCTTGCCTCCAAGTTCTAAAAACTTAGCAACATAGTCTAATTTGTTAGATGATATGTTAAACTTCCTCCTGACATGTTTAAGGGTGTCAATAGTCTGGTAAGGTGTCGGTGGGTGTAAACCCAGTTTCAGGAAGCGAGTGTTAACTCTTTTTATGTCAAACTTGTCGCCATTGTGAGCGATTACAATATCTGCATCGTTCAAAAGCTGCCAAAAGTTTCTTACTATTCTAGAATCATCTTGATTCTTTGCTTCTTTAGGTGTTAGCTTACCTGTAAATACTTCTTCTTCGAATAACCACTTTGCTGACCATGTGATAATAAACCAGTCTGATTCTAGCATTGATAGGTTGTGTCCTACGTTTTGATTCCACAGTCCCCATATGTTAGACATAAGCGGGGCAGTTTCAATATCAAATATAAGTACTCTTGCAGGACTAATACTTTGTGCTTCTTCCCTTAATGCATCATCTGCATCAATTTCAGGCAATGAGTTAAGGTATCTACTAACAGCTCTTCTCCAAGAATCGCTATACTTATATTTAAACTTCTTGCAGAATTCTTCTGCTGTATGGGTAAAGTTTTGAGTCTTAGCATGCATATCAATTATATCCTTGATATGTGCCTTGATTATATCTTTTATAATCATTTTAACAGTTTAAGTCCCCTGGGAAATATTTCCCTAGAATATTACCGTTGTAGAATTTTCTACTATCCCTAATAACATCCATTTTGAATTGAGCTTCAGTTTCAAGGAAAGAGAGTTTCTTTTCACAATTAGAAAACTCCCAAATCACCTTTTCAAACCTGTCTCCATTCTGTATATCCTCGTTAAGCTGTGTGTTTGAACCTGTGTACATCAGCCAATCAGACTCTAATTTAGCCTTATGTACCCAAACAGGCAAGCCTTTTTTAGACTTTTTTTTATTTTTATGTCTTTTTACTTGACAACCTTCTATTTTTAACTCTTGAAATCTCTTGACTCCTACCCTTTTCCAATGGTATAAACTTTTTTTACCTATGTACATCCTATCCTTAGATAGATTGGTTATACAATATACAAATCCAATTGCATCAGTAGGTACTCTGTCTATAGAGCTTATCTTCTTATTATCGTAAACCCACATTACCAGCCACAAATTTTTTCGTATTGCTCCATAAATTTAGCAACCATAGGGTCTCTATAGTTCTGTTGGAGTTCCACGTGAATCATTTCATCTAGTCTATCTGCAGTTTCTATCAGTTGATTAAATCCACTTCTACTAGGCTGCTTCAAATCATTCTGTCTTAGGTCTCCTGTAAATATCATAAGAGAGCCTTTACCAAGTCTTGTACAAAATAAATATGTTTGAAGTTTAGTTAGGTTCTGTGCTTCATCTATAATCATTATACTGTTTGTGACAGTTCTCCCCCTAGCGAATTGTAAAGGCAATAATTCTAGCTGACCCTCCTTCAACCACTTTTCTACCTCCTTCTTACCATTCTCTCGGAGTATCTCCATGTTCTCTATAACAGGAGCACACCACTGCCTCATCTTTTCATCTTTGTTTCCTGGAAGGTACCCCATATCTTCTGTAGAGACCTGTGGTCGAGCTATATACATTTTCTCTACACCTCCTTTCAAAAACAAATCTAATGCTATCTGTGAAGCTAAGAAGGTCTTTGACGTACCTGCCTTACCAGTTACTATAGCAATCTTAGAGTCAAGAATTTTTTCTTTTGCAAGTTTTTGTTCTTCACTTAACTCATACTTAAAAGACGGGTTGGTTTTTGTCTTTCTAGTACTTAAATCCCCTCTCATTGATTATAATGTTTAATTATCTCTTCTTTCAAAATATCCTCAAGGTCAGGATTATCTTCAAGTAAAGCGAACACCGCTTTCTTACCTTGCCCTAACTGTGAACCTTCGTAGCTGTACCATGCTCCTTTTTTCTCTATGAGACCAAGAGCTATAGCCATGTCCACTATTTCTTCCTTTGCATCAATACCTACTCCAAACTTAAGTTGAAAAGAATGTTTTTGCAGTGGAGGATATGTTTTATTTTTTTCGGTTGTGGCAGTAACCAAGTTAGATACTTGTCTGTCAACACCATCGACTTTTTCTTTGTTACCAGCTGACTTGCTAGATGTAAGTTTTATCCTGATGGAAGAGTAAAACTTAAGAGCGTTGCCTCCTGTGGTAACATCTGGGGAGCCATACATAACTCCAATCTTCTGTCTAAGCTGGTTTACAAATATAAGAGTGCAGTTATTTCTGCTTGCAATAGGAGACAACACACGCATTGCTTGTGACATTAATCTTGCATGCACACCCATCTTGTTCTCACCTGCCTCTCCCTCAGCTTCAACAGAAGGGACCATTGTTGCAACTGAGTCAACAACTACTAATCCTATCTCACCAGTGTTAGCAAGTGTCTTAGTTATTTCTATAGCCTCCTCACCACTGTTTGGTTGACAAAAAATAAGTCCCTCAGTATCTACACCAAGAGCCTCTGCATAGTTTTTATCAAACGCATGTTCCATATCAACAAAGGCACATTTCTTTCCCATTGCTTGTGCCTGTGCTATTGCATGGATACACAATGTACTCTTTCCTGAAGATTCCCACCCAAACAACTCTATAATTCTTCCAAGAGGGTATCCTCCTCCTGTAATTGTATCTAGTCCTAATGAGCCTGTAGATATTCTTTCTATATTTTCAAATGCTTCGTTTTCACCGAGATGAAAAACTGAACCCGACCCAAAATTTTTATTTAAACTCTTTAGAGCTTCATCTAACTTACTTCCCATTGTTTAGTTTTGTTTTAAATAGTTTGAACATTGTCTCCACAAAATGAGTGGCAATACCACATCTGACATCGTGTAGAAATAATTCGAAAACAAAATCCTCTATCTCTGTTCGTAGTTCGTCATATAGCTCATCTGATAAGTGCTCAGTGTCCACATAATCTACTACACACTCGAAGTAATCCTGAAAGTACTCCCTGTCTAATAGTTCGTTAGGGTCTGTCATAAATATGGTTTTGCGTGAAACTACAAAATATATCTGACATAAACAAGTAATTTACAATATTTTTTTATATATATTTTTTTTTTACAGAAAACACTTGACATTGTCAATTTTATTTATTATGTTTGCAAAGTCCAAACAAGGGGAGAGAGGAAAGGGGGACTATAGGGGGTTTGGTGAGAGGGGTTCTAGGGTGAGTAAATAATATAATATGTCTAAATACACAGCACTTCCTTTTGACATACAATATACAGATAAAATTGACCTTATAAAGAAGGTCTTAGAGATATATTCTGTTTCTGTTACATCTTTAACTAAGAGGGACATGGATATCTTGCTTTTATGTTTATTGTATGACATGAACGATAAGAAATTTAAAAATAAAGTTATTACATCTGGTATAGGTGTAAATACAGAGCAAAATGTTGCTACTATGCTTTCTAGATTAAAAAAGAAAGGATTAATAGATAAAAATAACAGAGGTAAAAAAGTATTTAATACTGACCTATCACATTTAAAATCAGCTTTAGACTCAGAACACAGTGTAGCCTTCATCATGAAGTTCAATGGAATATAAAGATAAAATATACTTCCTAGAGGATGTCCTTGATGAATACGAAAAGAAAGGTGGAGACAAGGAAGCAGCAGAAGCAATGTATTGGTATTTCTTAGACAAACTTACAGAGGAAGTAAAAAAGTCTGATGAGGTAGTATTTAAGATACCTAAGTTTGGTAACCTTTACTACACTATATCCTCTCTTCACGGTCTAAAACAAAGATTCGAGAGAGACAAAAAACATTTTGAAAAAAAATCAACAAAAAAGGTTGCAGATATACAAGATAATTTATATATTGTAGATAGCAAGATAAAAAAAATAAATCATCTTGTACAAAGAGCTATCTCTAACAAAGTCAATAACATATGGTTTTTTAGAAAGAGATTCAATCTTAAAAATGTAAAAAATGGGTAAGATTAGGCCAAAAAGAATTATTGAGGGTTGGAAAAATCATCTAACAGGTAAAATACCTGATTTTAGTGAACTTCGTTACAAAACTTGTATGGAGTGCGAACACAAGACAACAATAGTTGGTGGATATATTTGTGGCATCTGTAAATGCCCTTTAAAAGCAAAAACAAAAGTAGCTGATGAGGTTTGTCCAGCTAACAATTGGCATGACATAAAAGAGTTTCCAGAACAAGGCATAGCAGTCAGAATACATGATGCAGAGAAAGTGTTTATGACTGTTGAGGGAGAAAAACTAGTAATTGAGTACGTAGACGATTTAATTTTAAACTCTAATCCAAATACATCAAAATTTAAGTTTAGTCTTATAAATTTAAGAGGGGACTATGATGGGTTTGCGGATGATGAAATGGATATTAAACTCCTAAAAGCAAAAATTTGCAGCTGCTTTGAGATAAGATACATAAAAGACGAAATAAAAGATGGAGAGTCTTTAGATATTACAGCAATGTACAATACAAAGATTCCAGGAGAAATACATAAGCATTTGAGTCTAGCAACTAATGTTGGAACGTATAAAATATTATTTAAAGGAAATGTTATAGAAGAGTAATGAAATCATTAAGAAAAACACACATAGCTGACTTGGTCGCAAAAGTACTTACAGAAAGTAGTGACCACACAGCAATGGAACTAATTAGGGCTACACTAAGAAGAAAGAACTTCAAAAGAAAAAGTGTAAGCCCCGTAGCATTAAATTGTACAGATGAAGAATTTGCACAAGCATTAGAAAAAACTTTAGAAGAATTGAAAAATGGCAGATAAACATTTAGAAAAACACGAAAAGTATTTCAAAAATACTATAAAGTATTGTGAAGAAATGCATGAAGCTTTGACATCTAAATCTCAAGAGCTTGACCCTGAAAATGAAGCCGAAGGTTACATTAAATTTATGGTAGACTCTTCTGCTACAGAATGTCTATTTAGAATAAGAGAAACAAATAATATAGCTAAACAATTATTTGGTAAAGATTTTGACGTTAAAGAATCTCTTATACCATTACTTAATGATTTAAAGCCTGCTTTTTCTCTTAAAGGAGACAAGCTTGTTAATGTATCAGGAATGGAATTTGATGAAATGGTTTCTTACATTAAAGATGCTGTAGCCGCAAGAAATGAAAATAATGCAGGAGGCGAGGATTCCTAAAATAGCATACAGTTCTTTCTTATTGCATCAGGTTCTACCTGAAAGAGATGATGAAAATTATGTTTCATTTTGGATGAGACATATAGGTTATTGTAAATCAGGAGTAGATGTAGGTGGGGTACATATTACAGGTTGGCTCTATTGGCATCTTAATTTTTTTAGGTTATCTATAGACAAACGAGATGAGTTTGGAAATTCTGTAAGAGTTGTAGATAATCCTAACTTAAGAGACAACGAATGGTTAATAAATTGGTGTTATGAACAAGCTGATAAAAATGGTAAACAACCTATACTTGCATTTGGTACAAGACGATTTGCTAAGACATCTTTTATTGCATCAAGAGTCGCATATAATACTTTTATTTTTCAGTATAGTAACCCCTTAATTATTGGGGGGTCGCAGTCTGACCTTAATAACATTACCAAGTATCTAGATGAATTCTACGAGAAAAGACCTGATTGCTTTTCGGACTTTGTTAAAATTAGTGATTGGAATAAAGCAACATCCTCAGATGTTGAGATAGAGTTTAACAAGAGAATTGTAACAAGAAATAGAAACCCAATTAATCCTATTAGTTATGAGTTTTTTCCCATAACGGAGAAACCTAATGATAATTCTTTTGCTTTCTCTAGGATATCGGTTAGGAACTTACAGCATGGGCAGCTAACCTCAAAGGAAGAGTTACTTGCAGGTATCACTCCTACAGAAGCTGTATGGGATGAGGTAGGAAAGTATTTGTATTCTAAACAACGTTCCGCACTTTTACCTGCTATAGAAAACGACTTAGGAGAGAGAAGATTTGTAGAAGTACTAATTGGCACAGGAGGTAGCACAGACTTTGCAGCAGATGCAGAGATGGACTTCTTGTTTACGGAGAAATCAAACTTCTTTCACTTTGATGTTAACAAATACCTAGAAGAAGTAAAAGATGAGCATTTTAAATATATTCAAGACACTGATAAGCAAGTTAGTCTTTTTGTCCCTGCCCAGATGTCTAACAAGGGAGGGCAGAAGAGAGAAATACCGTTGGTACAATATCTCAACAGAGCCTTCACTGAGGATGAGGATAAAGCACTTCAAGGATTCAATATATTCGTCACTGATTGGGAAGAGTCACATGCGAAAGTAGAAGGATTTATTAATGAGGAGCACAGGAAATCTTCAGATAAAGGGAAGAAAGCTCAGATGTATTATCCTTTTCAACCAGAAGATTGTTTCTTGTTTTCTGGTAATAATCCTTTTCCTGTTGAGGAAGCCAAGAAAACACAAGATGCAATTAGATTGGGAGGACTAACTGGGGAGTACGTAAGACTAGAACAAACCCCTCAAGGCATTATATCAATAACACAATCTGTTCTAGAACCTGTAACAGAATACCCTTTTAGGGGAGGAGCATACGATGCCCCTTCGGTTATTTATGAGAGACCTATATTTGATGACCCAAGACAAATTAAAAGAGGTACATACATAGCAGGATTTGACGGTGCTAAGGTCGCTACTTCTACAACATCTGATTCTTTAAACTGTTTGTATATATTTAAAAGACAGGCAGGGGTATCAGGATATCAAAATCAGATAGTAGCACAGCTTACAGGTAGACCTCACATGGATACTCTTTACTACCGACAAGCTATGTTGCTCCTAAAGTTATACAATGCAGAATGCCTACCAGAGGCAGATGTTCCGTTTGTTAAGTATCTTCGTAGTCAAAAGGCAGAGCATTATATAGCACAGGCAAGGGGTACAAATCTAAGGATAAATGAAAATAGTAGAGCAAACGTTGATTATGGATTACCAGCTACATCTAGAAACAAGGAGCATCTTTTAAAATTACTTAAGACGTATTGTTGGGACCAAATACCTACAGGAGAGATGTCTACAGAAGGGGATGAGATAACAGTACTAGGGGTGTCTAGGATAACTGACCCAATGCTTTTGGAGGAAATTATCAAATTCGGTAACTACAAAAATTATGACCGTATAATGTCTTTTGGCCACGCATTGATATGGGATGAAGAACTATCCATAAATAATATTACAGGCTCTGAAGATAAGTATCAGGTAAAGAGGGATGCTTTCTCTAAACTTACGGATAAGAATTTTGGAAGAGGAAGATATAGATAATTGTAACAAATTTGTTTAATTAAAATATTATTCATATATTCACTAGACATTAAATTATTATATGTTTTTCGACATAAATCTTAAAGATGCACCTTTTCTAGGTGATGGACTCCGACTACCTGCTCAAGCTCTTCCTGAAAAAAAGAAGACTAAAGTGTGGTTCAAGGACTGCATGGACACTTTAGAAACTATAGGTATACGTCAGCTTAATGTTGCAAGACATAGATTTGAAGATGCTTACAGAATAGTAGAAGGTAGCTACGGGTACAGTGCAGTTACGAACACTTCTGCTTTTTTATCTGAAGTTGATATGCTTAGACAGCAATCAGACCTTCCTGAAGATTTGCAACACTATGGCTTTGTAGAACCTATTATCAACACACTGATAGGTGAGTACATTAAAAAGCCTAATCCTACTATTATTTATGCAAATGACCCTACATCCACAAATGAGTATTTGAGGACCAAAAGAGATATGCTTTGGAAAAAGGTAGGTCAGTCTTTAAATACTGAAATTGAACTTAAACTCATTAATATGGGTATGGACCCCATGAAAAAGGATTTTGAGTCTGATGAGCAAAAACAGCAGTACCTAAAACAGATACAAGATTTCAAGTCTAAAAATATCCCAAAAGAAGTTCAGGATTATATGAACTCTGAGTGGAAACCTATTTACATAGAGTGGGCTGAACAAACCATTGAGGAAGGTGAGACTAGATTTCAAATGGACGAACTCTACAGAGATTTATTTAGAGATTATCTTATAACTGGTAGGTGCTTTATGCATTGGAGAATAGGCCATGACTATTATCACCCTGAACGATGGTCACCTCTAAACACCTTCTGTTCTGTTAGTGAACAAGAAAAGTATCCTGAACTGGGTGAATACGTGGGCAGAATACAGTACTTAAGTCCTAACCAAGTAGTAGTTAACTACGGACATATGATAACAGAAAGTCAGAAAAGAGATTTACTGAAATCAAAGCATTATACTCAGTCTGAAGTAGCAGCCTCCAACAGTATAAAGGATACACAATCTTGGCTTGAAAATTTTGGAGGGTATAACAAAAGAGTGTCTCACCCTAATTATATTGCTTACGAAAACTTAGGGGTACTACAAGACCAAACAGGAATGGATTTTGGATATAGGGGACATTTTCCTAATCAGAATCAAAATTTTAATTCATTCTTTAACGATTATGAGAATCGTTATGATATGGTTAGGGTTGTTGAAGCATATTGGGTGTCTTACAAGAGGATAGGATTCCTTACTATGAAAAAACCTGATAATAATCAGTTAGTAACAGAGATAGTCACTGATGAGATTCTAAAAGACATTATCAATGAATATCAAATAAAGAAATTAACTACAGTATCTCTAGAAGAGAATCAAAAAAATCCTAAAGAAAATACCATACTCTGGGATTACGTACCTGAAGTTTGGAAAGGGGTAAAAATACTTAATGAAAATACAGACCTACCAGAACATCTGTATCTTTATGGGGAGCCAATGGAATATCAATTAAGAGGAGAAAGTTCTTTGTACCACACTCTTCTACCTGTAAATGGATTATTTGAAAACACCTCACTCGTATCTAGAGTAGAGATAGACCAAGTAGAATATTCTCTTGCTATGAATATGGCAAGAGACTATATGTCAAAGGAGCTCGGATTATTTTTCCTAATGGATTTGGCATACATGCCTGAATTTCTTAAAGACTTTGGGGGAGATGAGGCAATTGGTAAACTAATGGAGGTGACTCGTAATCTAGGATTATTACCTGTTGATTCCTCTCAAGCTAGAGGGACTGCTTTCAATAATTTCCAAATGGTCAACATGGACCTTACGGCAGCCATGATGGGTAAACTTCAGTTTGCACAAGCAATCAGAGCCAGGGCATTTGAGAAGTTAGGGCTTAATCCTCAGAGAATGGCTGGTCCCATTGAACAAACAACAGCAACTGGCATACAAGTAAGCCAAGATGCATCATACGCACAAACAGAGGTTTGGTTTGATAAGTTTGCTAAGTTCCATCAAAGGTCAGCAGAGATGCATATCAATGTTGCACAGTGGTTACAAAAAGAAGGAAATGACATAACGGTGTCTTATACTGATAGCGACAAGATACGTCACTTTGTTTCTATGATAGACCCTGAACTGCCAATAAGAAGATTTAAAATATATACTCAAAATAATTCTAAGAGAAGAACTGAATTGGAGACTCTTAAGAAAACATATTTTGGGGACAACACTATCATGAAAAATCTAGAAGATATGGCTGAAGTTATATCTGCTGATTCTACTGCTAAAGTAATTCAGGTAGCACGATTAGGAAGAAAAAGGTCAGAACTTCAACAACAGATGGCCAATAAACAGAAGCAACAACAAGCAGAACTAGAAAAAACAGCTGAGTTTGAACTAGAACAACTTAAGCATAAGCATAAGATGGAAATAGAAAAACTTAAAGGAGAGATAGCTCTTAATAAGCAAACTATTCTTTCTCTTGGCTTCCTAAAAGAAGAAGACATACCAGATGAGAATGAAGTACCAAGAGTAGTTGAGCAATTAGAAACTGCAACTAGAGACTTGGATATGCGTTTTAAACAAAGACAGTTACAGCAAGAATCTAGAAGGAGACAAATATCTGATGATAGGCAGTACTTGATGAAGCAACAAGAAATGAACTTGAAGAAACAAGAGCTAGACACAAGAAGAGAGATTGCTGATAAGCAAATGCAAATAGCAAGGATGAATAAAAATTAAAAATTTACAAATTCTGTAAATTTACAAATTGGTAAAAAAAAATATTACAAAGTTTGTAAAAATTTTAGACATATTATACCATAGTTTAACCCTTGTAATAAATTTGCATAATCTAAATATTATTCATAAGTTTGTAATCGAAAATAACCACCATGCCAGAAGAAACTAAGAATCCGTTTACCATCGGTAATCCTTTTACTATTCAATTAGAAGACGGAGAGGAAGATACACCGAAAACAGAACTGGAAGATATATCCTCAGAAGAATTAGAAAAAAATCTTGAAGAGGACAAGAAAGAAAGAGAAACTTCAAATAAGAAATCTTCTCCTTCCGTAGAAACAGAAGAAGAAGAAGATGATGATGATGGAGAAGCAACTCCTATATCTAAAGAAGTTGAAATAGAGGATATCCTCGATAGGCCAGTTGCTTTTGATGATGAAGAATCTAAAGAATCAAAAGAAAAAGTAGAGGAAGCCTTATCTTCAAAAGATGCTTTCTTTGATTATCAAGCGGCAGCTGAACAATTAATCTCTACAGGATTTTGGGAGGATTTTGAAGGAAGAAATGAACTTGAAATAGATAAGGATGCATTTGAGCAACTATCTAAGCAACAAGATGAGTGGAAAAAACAGAATTTAGGTAGTTCTTTTTACAATAGCCTTCACCCTGCAGAAAGAGAATATCTCGAGTTTAAAAAATTAGGAGGCGATTTAGATACCTACTATAAATCTAAAACTCAAGTTGACAGAGTTAATAATCTTGATTTAGACTCTGAACAAGGAAAATTAAGTGCCATCTATACCTACTATAAAAACTTTGTAGGTTGGGATGACAATAAAATAAATAAGTATCTTGGTAAATTAGATGCCAATGACTTAGAAGAAGAAGCTAGTACGGCTGTATCGCATGTGCAATCTCATGTTCAAAGAGAACATGCACAGATGATGGAAAAGCAAAAGGTAAAAGCAGAGCAACGAGATAAAGCTATCTCAAGCTATAAAAAGAATGTACGTGGCGTTCTTAAGAATCAGAAGATTAATGACAGGCAAGCTAGACAAGTAGTCAAGAGCCTAACTGACATTGACCCAAAAACTGGTTTTACGGCAGTAGATGAAGCGTATGTGTCATTTAGAAATGACCCTGAGCGTTCAGTTTTACTATATAGGTTTCTTTCAGACCCAGAGTCATTTATTAAAGAAGTATCATCTGATAAACAACAGGAGGAAAGAAAGAAACTATTTTTTGAATTAAAGAAAAAGGGAAGTACTAATGAAAAGAAAGACTTCTCTTTTAAAGCTACAAAGGATAAACAAACTCGTAATCCTTTTACTAATAAATAAATATTAAACACACAATCGAGTAAAAATGGGAAAAGAAAATTTTAACGGACAATTTATTGGAGCCAATTTTAATGACTCCACTGTGATTGGGGTTACTAATAAAAGTGACATCCAATCTCAATTTGGGTATATTGACTCAGTTGCTTTAAAGGCAGCTGATTATGTAGATGACAGAACATCTTTAGGGATGCTTGAGCTTTTTGAAAATGCTCGCATCGTAAACGTTCCTTTTATTAAGGATGCGTTGAAGAACTCTGATAAAATCTACGTTAATGGTATTAGAGGAAGTTTCGACTACGAAATCGCAATGGATATTGAAAAGCCTTGCGTTGTACAAAACGTAGAAGAAGGTGATTTCTTAGGTGTTGATGGTTCATTCTTCGACATTAAACTATCTCACCCCTTCTCTCCTGGTGATATCCTTACTTACGACCCAGTAGATGGTGAGCAAGTCATTGTTATCGAAGATTCAGAAGTTGTTGACGAGGGTGACGGTTACGTTCACACTGTACAGCTTGTAACAAGAGACAGAAGCAAGTACTTCCCTTCTTCTAAGTTGAAGCCAGGTACTGAGTATGTTAAAATTGACCACATCGCTGGTGAGTTTGATACTCAATACTCTGCTCCTAACATGATGGGACTTGGTAAAAACTCTGTTAAACTTCAGTATACGCTAGGTGACTACCGTGCAGTACAAGTTGGATACTCTGCTTACGCAGACGTTCTTACTGTAAACGGAAAAGAAGCTTCTCACTTAACTGATAGATTGCAGAAAATGCAAGACAAACTTGGAGGAGACCACTTCTTCGTAGGACAAATTAATCCTGGTACAGGCCGTCTTGTCAAAAACACAGTAAGAGTACAACCTATCATGGAAGCTCTTGCAATGGCTGAGTTGATGAAACTTACTGCAATGGGTATGATGTTTGACCGAGGTGCTACCATCACTGGTATCAATGGTTCTAAGTTAGTCAACGAAGGACTTTACCACCAGTTACGTAGAGGTCACAGATTCATCTACAAAAACGTAAGCGAATTACGTCAGTTGATTCAACGTGCTGCTGAGATTATCTATCACGGTACATCTATCCAAATCCACGACAGAAAATTAGTTTTCAAGGCTGGATTCCACGCACACAACTTGGTTCGTGAGCTATTCAAAGAAGAGTTCAAGAACACTACTCCAGTACATATCGACCAAGATGCTCTTCCAGTGAAGATTCTTTCTGGTAGCGATAGATACAATTTAACTTACGCTTCTTATGCTATTGGTGAGGCATTCCTAAACGGAATCGGTCACGTAAGAGTTGAGCACGACCCATCTCTTGACTATGATAGCTTCGGAGATTACATTAGCCGAGGATACTCTGCAGGTCTTTCTAAGAGAGCTTACACATTAGTAATGTATGATATCTCTGACCCAATGTACTCTAACGTACTTGACCGCAGCGTAATGCCAAAAGGAGTTGAGATTGACAACAAATCTAAAGGTACTAGCAATATGTATATTGTTAAGCCTAAGAATGTGCCTGATTTCTCTTATGGTTCTACTAACGGACCTGTATTCGAATCAGGATTCAACTACTCACGACCACAACCTGGTAGAGAGTTCACCGCTATGTCTTCCATGTCAGCATGGATTCCAGACAAGTCTAGAGTTGTAATGATTGAGAAACTCGAAACTAACGAGTTTTAATATAACCTTTTTTTAATGGGGGGATTTATTCCCCCCTTAAATACTTGAAACATGCGATACGGTAAAAGAAAAATGAGAGATGGTGAGAAGAAGATGATGAAGACCATAACATCAAACGACCCTTCAATTACAAGGTTTCAGAAGACTGTAACAAACAAACCTGACTCAGAGAAGAGTGAGAAGAAGATGAAGAAGACCGTAACGCAAATGGGGTCTGGTGGCAAGATGGATTTTGGCATTATTGATGCAAAAGCTAAAGCAAGGTCTGCTTTTTCAGGTTGTAACTAAAAAATAATAATTATGCCTAATTATAGAAATATGTACGAAATGGGAGGCAGACCCATGCAAAAAGGCCCTATGCCCAGAGGAGGACAAGGACAAGGACAGCAAAAAACTATGTCGCCTCAAGAAATGTTCAATAAAATTGTTGAAAAACTCATGCAAGAGGAGGGCATGTCTAGAGAGGCTGCCGAACAAGCTGCAAACGAGCTGATGTCAAAACAAAAGCTTTCAGCACAAAAAATGAAAGACGGAGGCAAAACAAAAAAGAAAAGAAAAAAGAAGAAGTCTACTCCTAAATATAAGGATGGAGGCACTACTTTTGGAGTTCAAAACAGAGGTCGGTCACCTTTCTCCTAAGAAAGACCATCTAAAACCACTTAAAACAACCAATTATGTATTCAGAATGCTTTGAAATAGTCAAAGGTAGAGTGTATCGTATTGTAGAAAAAATAGACGATTCAACTCCAGGAGGATTAAGAGATATCAATAGATATAAAATGGTGTCATACACCGCTGAACCAGCAAGATGCTTGTACATCGGAAGCCCTGAAACAGGAAGATATGATACTGGATTTGATGAGAACTCAGTTGAGTTTGCAGGAAAATCTAGCTCTGAATCCTCAAAAGTTATAAAAGAAAGAAAGGACCTTGCTGCTTGGTTTGAAAGAAAGAAAGAAAATTATTTCAAGACCAATCCTACAGCTACCGAAAATGATTTTATAGCTTCAGATAGTTGTGGTATCGATTTATCTCACAATGTGATTATTGATACAAACGATATGGACCAATACTTTAAGCTTTATATGGCTTATAGAGGAGGGCAACTTACTCCACACTGTGACCAAAGTAACCCAAGATATAACGGGTCTTTGTATTCAGTAGTAGATACTACTCAAAGTGCAGAGGACCAAACTACAGCATCTGAAAAGAAATTAGAAGTAATGACTTGGTTTGGAAACTTACACAAGAAAGATTCTGACAGGTTGAAGCAATACTTACAGTATGTAGGAGCTTTACGAAGAGGTCAGAGTGCAACAAAAGGTGTGATGCTTTCACTCTTAGAAAAATGGATTGCAGACTCTAGAAACTTAGAATATATCCTAGAGACAATCAAAGAAACTGATTACGAAGAAATCTTGATTAAGAATAGAATTAACGATTTCGTAAAAAGAAGAAAAATTATTAAAGAAGACGGAACCTATTATATAGACGGTGAAAAGTTAGGAAGAACTGTTAATCAAGCTTATGTTACTTTAACTAAGGTTGGAAACGAAGAACTCCTAGAGAAACTTCAACTTGACTGATGGATATACAAGAAGCATACTTAAGATTTTTAACTAAAGTAAATAAGAATTTAAGTTCTAACAATATAACTGCTTCTAAAGACAGGTTCGTTCTTCTTTATAATGAAGAGCAGATAAGACGGGTAGAGTACATTCTTCAAAATAAGAATGATGATGAGATTAGAGAGATTAACACCTTTCTTGTCCAAAATAACGACTTACCCCAAACATCACAGATAGATGACAAGGCGATAGTAGCACTGCCAGAAGATTACCTAGACCTTTCTAGTGCTTATGCTTATGCAAAGTCAGCCGAGTGCGAAGGCATTCGATTGAGTCTTTTTGAAATAAAAGACTTTGACTCTGAAAGCTATATATTTGACCCAAACAACGGTCCCTCTCTCGAGTGGAGAGAAGCTCCTTTCTATGTCGGAGCAACCGCCTTGAACATTATTACAGACAACTTTGAAATAGAGCGAGTACATTTATCGTATTATAGATACCCACGACCAGTTGATATAGCGGGGTACATAAACATAAATGGAAATGCTTCTACAGATATAGATACCGAAGGTGACGATGCTTTTAGCAATAAAGTAATTTCGATGTGCGCAGAGTCATTCTTCAGGAACTATGGGGATGCCAATTCAACTGGTATCCAAAGGGATAGGATTATTAACAATATTTAAATTTTAACTAAAACTCGAAATTATGAATTCACGTTCTCACAATTCAGCGTATTCACGCTTGATGGTTCTCTCAGAATTGGGAGGCCAATCCGTCAAAACAGGTGGCGGCTCACTAACCCTCGCTAATGGGCAGGTTGGTTTATTTAGAATGGCTGCTAAGACTGCTCAAGGTCCAGCCGCAGTAGGAAGCCTTGATGGCTATGGAGCAAAAGAAATGTTCCAAATTCAAGTTGGTACAGGTCGTACACAGGAAGCTGGTGGAATGACTAACAAGAACTTCGCAACAATTCCTTTCACTAGAGAGGATATTCTCGATGTGACTGTTGACACAGCTAAAGCTCCTGTATATTCTTCTGTAACTTTAGGTTACAATGGTACCTCTGGTACTGGCATTTCGTTAAAAGAAAACGAAGCTACTACAGTTTCATTGAAACTATTCGGTGAGCAACTTTCTTACCTCGGTTTCCGAGATGGAGTTGCTAATATGGAATTCAGTGTATTCTCAGGTTCTCCTGATGCTTGTGATAACTGTCTTAATCCATGCGCTACTACTTCTTGTACTTCTATTGTAAGAGACCTAGTTGACAACATCAGAAATTACGAGCTTCGTGCTGGTTCTGATGCTGGAACAGGTGCTTCTGTAAAAGTAGGTGACTTAGTAGACGTTATCGGTACTTACTCTTGTACTCCTGAATTAGTAGCTTCTGGTACTACTGTTAAGTATAGCCTCACATTAGAAGATGAGGGTACTGGCGAAGCATTAGCTGCAGTTCAATCTTGGACTAACCAGGATGCTAACTTGGGAGGTGCAACTCCAGCTAACAATGTAGCTGTAGAAAGACTTTCTAGAGAAGGTATCACTTCTGTTTACCAAATTGTTTCAACAGCAGCTCCTTCTGCAGCTTTCCAAGCACCTACTAGCGTACTCATTGATGAGTCGGGAGACGAAAGAGAAGTTCGAGTTCTTGAAGATTGCGAAACATGCCCTGCAGGCTTTACTCAAGTTGGTGGAGGTTTCCATTATAAAATTGTAGTTGCTAATGATGCGTTATCAGCAGCTGCTATTGTAACAGCAATCGATGCTATGACAGGTGTTTCAGGCACAGTAGTTAGAAATGCAGGAAGAGCAGATGGTCCAATCGGAACAGAAACTATGATTGCTACTCTAACTACAGAGGTTCCATTAGAAGGTGCTTCTGGTGTTGGTCTTGTTGCATCAGTTGTTGCTGCTGCCGCAGATGCCGCAGAACTTGAAATATCTGAAATTCCTGAGCAAGATGCTATCTGTGTTGGAGATGCTGACTATGCAGCTACAACTGCTTGGGTTACAGGTGAAACTTGTAATATCTTCTCAAAAACAATTGAGCTTGATGTAGACTTAGATTGTGGGCCTTTCGCTACACCAGCGGCCAAAACTACTGCTGCAAATGCCAAACTAGCTGAACTACAAGCTATCTATACTGATTTAAGTGTAACTCTTAACGCTGCTAATATCGGAGATTGTAGAGCACGTTTTGACGGAGTATTGACTTCAGAACCAGTATGTGATGGTTGTGATGTTGAAGAGCCAATTTACCCAGCTATGCCAGATGACTATGAGTTCTCTGCTTGGTCTGAAAGAACTGTAGGTGCATCTGAAATCACTTCGTTCTCTATTGCAAACGGTACTCTTTCTGTAAATGCTTCTGACGGAGGCTCAGCAGGTGCTGAAACTTTAACTCAAGGCTCTTCTGCAGCATTTGTTTCTACAAGTGGTAGCGGTACAGGAGCAGTTGTAAAAGTTGAGCTTGATGCTGCGAGTAATACTGTAACATCTGTAGCTCTATCAGACGGAGGAACAGGTTATGCAGTAGGAGATACTATTACTATTAACATTGCTTTAGCACCATTTGCTACAACTTCAACAGGTACAATCACTCTTACTATCACAGGTATCGGTGGGGCGTTCCCAGATGATTGCGAATGTGGTATCAAATTCGTTGCTAAGAACGCATTCTTGTGTCCTCCAGCAATGCTTGCAGAGCAGATTGGAACTTTCACTCCTAAAGGAGTTAAAATCCAAGTTTCTGGTGGTGAAGCTCCTTCAGTACTCCAAGAGGGTTACCAATATGTAACTACTCCATTCCGTGTAACTCGTCACGAAAGAGACTTTGACGGAACTGGTTGGGGTATTAATTACAAGAACCAGGAGAGAGCTTCTGCTGAGTACTTCGCTGGAATTTCTCCACGAATGAGCTACGCTGAAGGTTACCTAAGTGGATTCGAAACTAAACTTGAGCCTTGTTTACAATATGACAAGTTCACAGTTAAGTTGAGAAGAAACAACTATGCTGGAACCGCAAGCCGCAGAATGGCTGAGGAAATCAGATACGTATTCTTGATTCCTCAAGGTGCTCAGTGTGCATACAAAGACTTCCTTGAAGGTCTAGGTGGTGTCACTGAATGTCCTGATGTAGCAGGAGTCTAATCGACTGATTCATTAACCTAAGAAGGGGGAGGGTATCCTCCCCCTTTTTTATAATATATTATCATGGCTAGTAATCCAGGACTATCAAAATTTTTTGAAAGAATGCGTGAACTCGCAGAGAGTATCAAGCAACAAAATAATGGGCAATGAGTTTATCTAAGTATACAGCAAGTTTGCCCACATATGATGTCTCCATACCTCGGGAAAGAGTAATTAAACAAAATTGCAACATCCCTGCAGGGTATAGGAGGCTTTCGTGTTATTTCGCAAATACTGCGGAAAATGGCGTTTATTTTAAAAAAGGGGAAGAAGGTGCTAAGACTATTGCACTTGGAGGCCCTTTAACAGAAGACACAATTGTAGGAAACACTGAGACTGACTTTTCTATCGCTATCGGTACAGGTGACGATAAGAAAGGGGGTGCAGGTTTTATGGCTATTGAGAAGTTGGATGCTGAGGGAATGTTGCCAAAAGGCTTTCCTCTTAGAGACTTCTTTACAATAACTGACAACCCTGCCTTACCAGGCACTCAAAAAATTATTAATGACGAAGGAGCAGTATTATATGTTTCTAAGTTTGAGAATGATGCAACTAGAGGACAGTTTGTAATTAAGACAGCAGGTATAGACACCTCTGGTACACTTAATGTATTTAACGCAGGACAACCTGCTATATACAGTACTGACATCACATCTTCTTATGAAAGTGATGCTTACACATTCTTATCATCTAATCAATATGGCGATTCGACTGTATACGGTACAGCAGGACTTGCAAATATGTTTGTCACAGCATCATCAGACGAGTCAAACGCTGTAACAGTATTAGATGCTGCTACTTCAAAAGCAGCAGGAAATGGTTCTGCAACAACCACTGTTTCTGCAACTGGTAGTGCAGTTGCTGCTAATGCAAACGTAGTTTTAAAAGCAACTACTGCATCTAACACTCATTCACTTAGAGTTACCGTAGCGAGTGGGGGAGCTAAGTCATTAGCATACTACCACAACAATGCTGCGGTATATGGCCTACCTACAGACAATACAGCCCCTGGAGCAAACAAAATGCTTATTACAAATGCTAGCAGTCTTCTTCAGTTCTCTGATATACAAGCTGTACTAGCCCTTGTACCTGCATACGTAGATAATGCTGCTGCATCTGGAGCAGGATTAGCGGTAGGTGCTACTTATTACAACACAACTAGTAATACATATACTAGAGTAGTATAAAATTAAAATATCATGGCAAACTTCGATGTAGCAATAAAAAAAGATGAACTAGTCAAAGGTGGGTGTAACATACCCAATGGCTATGTTAGATTAACTGAAGTATTAGGCTCTCTACCTGCATACGCTGATGATGCAGCTGCCAAAGCAGCTGGGTTAAAGAAATGCGATGTTTACATTAAAACATCTACAGGTGCGATAACAGCAATACAAGCTTAATTAATTATGAAAATATGAACCCCATATCTCTATTAGTATTGATAGGGAGTGGGGTTTTTAATATATAGAAAATGGGAAAAGACGTATTAATACCAAAGAAGTGGTTATATACAGATGGCCAATGTACTTACTCTAGTAAGTATGACCTTCTGTCTAAATATTTTATAAAATATCCAGATGTAGCAGGGACAGAAGGACAAGTTCTTTCCCTAGATGCTAGTTTAAAACCTGTATGGAAGAATGATGCTGATACAACAACGACATCATTCAGCGTAACAAGTGTTGATGCGGGTATAGGTAGTATATTAGGAGATAAACTTATCCCTACAAAAACCGACACTAGTGGGTTAACAGTAGGTAATCCATACTATATCAGTAATAACTCAGGCGAAACTGACCTTACTGCTGTATCTGATATTACAAGTTCAACAGCAATGAGTGCAGCTATCGGGTTAGCTGTAGGTACAACAAGTGCCAGTGGTATTTTAGTTAGAGGTCTTATTAGACTAAATGCCGACCTACAACCAGGAGCAACTTTATACTTTGTAAACAATTCTCTATCTGCTACTGCACCGTCAACCACAGGTCAGTATGTTAGAATAGCGGGTTATGTTCTACAAAAAGTTAGTGCTACTAACAGTATAGTTTATTTTAACCCATCTCAAGACTTTATATTATTATCTTAAAATTTTAGAAAAAATGGCATTACAAGGTTCAATTACATTTAAAGGTTTATCAGTACCAAAAGCATATCTTGATATTCATAAAATTGTTATAGACGTAGAAAGCATGTCTGCTAATATGGAATACAAAGTATATGCAGACCAGAAAACATTTAAGGCTGATAAAAATGAGCACCTTACAACTCACATAGAAGTTGTACCTGTTACTGATGCATTCATAGAGAAACTTTTATCTGCTGGTAGAAGTGAGGCTAAGAAAGCAGGTAAGAAGTATGGAGGATTTACTGATTATAGAAGATAGTAATCTGTGCCTAATATAGATAGACTTAATGGAGTAACAGCTACTGGTATTGCATCAGTAGATAACCATAATGCATCTGCTATTACAAGCATTAATGGACAAGACTTGGTTACGTCTACATTATTATTAGATTTATATGGTGCTAATGTAGCTGCTGCTTATTCAGTTAGAAAACTATCTGTATCTTATTCAGGCTCTTCAATTAGAGTAAGAAGAAGTTCAGATAATTCTGAACAGGATATAGGGTTTGATGGTAATGGCGATTTAGATACATCAGCATTAACCACTTTTGTAGGAGCTAATAATGGGTTAGTAGTAAAGTGGTATGACCAAAGTGGCAACTCAAATGATGGTGTCCAAACAGGTAGCAGTTTGCAAAGTCATATTGTAGCAGGGGGTGTAATCAGTACTCATGGTGGTAAACCTGCTGTTACACAAACTTCAGCTATTGGTAATCCAAGTAATCAGTTCCTAGATGTTTCTTCAATTAGTGCAGTACATAACTTTATTGTATTTCAACAACCTGCGGCAGGGGGAGGTAGAGCATACTATGCAGAGTCTGCAAGTAAAGCATTGAAACTTGATGGATTCAGAATTGACTATGATGATGGGGTTAATCCACGTATAGATGGAGTTGCTAATATTAGAACTGATTATGTATTAAGTGAGGTTAAGTCATTAAGTGGTACAGTTACAAGTATAATTAATGGGTCAACAGATGCAAGTGGTACTGCAAACACATTAAGCGTTGAAGCACTAATGGGTTATCCAACAGCAGGAGGAGGTATTATTGCTTTGATGCAAGAGATGATATTCTTTAGTGCAGATAAATCTTCTGATGCAGCAGCTATATCTACAGATATAAATACCTATTACTCAATTTATTAATCATGCCTAATATAGATAAATTAAATAGCGTAGCTGTTGCTAATATGTCATCTGTTGATGGACACAATGCATCTGCTATTGCAAGCATTAATGGTCAAGACTTAGTTACTGCTAGTTTTCTATTAGATACTTATGGTGTTGGTATTGCTGCCGCATATTCAGTAAGAAAACTACGTACTGCATATACAGGTTCAGCATTTAGACTTAGGCGTGACTCAGATAATACAGAGCAAGATATTGGTTTTGATAGTAGTGGGAATCTTGATGAGTCTGCACTCACTACTTTTGTAGGTGCTAACAATGGATTTATTGTAACGTGGTACGACCAAACAACCAACGGAAACGATGCAACACAAGCAACAACATCAAGACAGATGCGTGTTGTTAGTTCAGGAACGGTTGAAAAAATAGGGACTAAAGTTGCACCTGATGCTTATGCTACAAGAACTTTTTACGTGCCAAGTACTGTTATATCAGTAACACCTCCACAGACTACGATTGGCGTAATTAAACCTGACGCAACAAGTGGTAATTTCCATTTTATGGGCGAAAATCTTACAGGCACTTATAGGTTTGGAGGACACAATGACAGACTGTTTCTACACGGAGGCTCACAAATTAGCACCTCAGACGGTGCTATTGCACAAGCACATATGATTGCGGTAGGGTTGTGTAATGGTGCGAGTTCATATATTAGAGCAAATGGCTCAGAGCTTGCGACAGGAAACACAAGCGGAAACAGCTATTCTATTAATGCAATTTTTGGGGGCTATAATAGTTCGTCAAATATGAAAGGGCCCATGCAGGAGATACTAATATACACGGCAGATAAATCCACGGATATTGCTGATATAGAGACAGACATTAACACATACTATTCAATTTATTAATCATGCATTTATATTATCCATTTCCAAATGAAGCAGCTGCTATCACAGCAAGTGAAGATATTTACGACCTAAATGCTCCTCCAAGAGATGAGCGTGTAACGTTATATGCATTTGATTGGTTCCCCAACTCAGGAGACCCAACATATGTTCTTGCTTGGCAAGATGAGCCACAAACATTTAATACAGGAGATATACTAGACGGAATTACAGCACTTACAGAAGAAGAAGCTATTGATGCTGGTTATCAACTGGGTGATGACCACAGTGGTATGAGGAACTTAGAATAATGGCACACAGAAGCAAAGACATATTAATACCAAAAACTTGGGTAACTGATGGCACTTGCACTGTTAGCAGTAAGTATACTTCCCTACAAGACTTTTTTGATAAGTATAGAACAGCCTATGCTGAAATGTATTCTGTAAATGGAGGACAAACTTTTGAAATAAATGCTACATCTTTTACTCCGTTAGAAAATACAGACCGAAGTGAGTTCTATAATATCGACTATGAAGCACCAGTAGGTACCTATGGAGATAGCTTTGTAATTAAGATACCAGGGACATATCAATTTGTTGGGGCTTTTGCAATATCAGTTAGTCAAAATAATGTAGATGTAGAGACTGGTGTATTTCATAATGATGTTGAAGTACCAGAAAGCCAAAGTATAAGGTCTTTTCAAGGTGTTAATGCATCAGGGGCATTTGCAATAACATTTTTAAAACATCTACAAGTAGGAGACAAAATAGATGTAAGGTTTAAAGGTTCAGGTACTTTTGATGTGACAGCGGAAGCAATATCATTTAATTTAGAACTTTTAAGGCCGCATGACGGAGTATAAAATAAGAAAATATGGTTGATTTATGGATAGCCTTGGTGGGGCTTTTGAGTGTATTTGTAGGAGGAATGCTAGGAGTTATAAGTTCAAACTTTGAGGCATTTAAATATATGGTTCCTAAGAAGTGGAGAAAAGAAACTGATTTTGGGCAAGTGGTATCCACAAAGCTGCATCTTGATACATTAGCTAGATTGCTACAAAACAGGGCTAATGTTAACAAAGCGGTCCTTGTGCACGTATCTAACGGAGGTACGATGGTGAAACCAGAGGGGCTTCTGTATGGAACAATTATCAACCCTACAGAATTTACTCACACATTTAACAAACAAACTCTTGATAACGAGTACATACATATGGTACAAGAAATATATCAAGATGGTAAAACAAAAAGAAGTGTAAAGGAATTGAATAAAAAAGGGTTACTTCGTCCTTTATTGGTAACGCAAAAAGTGTCAGAAACACATTGTTTCCATGTAAAGGAAATCCACAATAAAAACAATTTCTGTTACATCTTCTTGGCTGTTGACGTTCACATGGGTGCAACACTAAATGACGAGGATTTTGATGCAATCAGGAACGTCATCAGTCAGATACAAAACATATTGTAATGAATTTGGATATTAAGAATATTTTACGTAAATTCGAAGAGCGTGGAGGAAACAAAATATTGGACTTCCTCCTTCGTCTTTCTATCCTATGCATTTTGATAGGAATACTGTTCACTAAGGGTTGCAACTCAAAAGACAGTTACATAGACAAAGACATTATCAACAAACGTAAGAAAGTAGAGAAAGAGCTCGATGCTCTTCTTGAAATGACCAAAAATATAGAAAGCAGTCAGTCTAAAATGGACAGTCTGCAAATAAGTATTTATAACGAATTAACCAATTTTGAAAACCTACTAACTGAAAACATTTATGAAACCGATTCTACTCTTATTATTATTCGCAATACTCCCTTGGACAGTATACTCTCAGGAATCCCCGAATATAGTGGAGACTCTGGAGGTCTTTAGGTTTGAAGCTGATGACACCACGTATGTGATGTTCTATGCTGACGACTACAAAAGACTTCTTGAAATCGGTAGAGAAAATGTTTTATTGAACGAAATAAAAGACTCTCTCACAATAAGTTACGATGCGCTTGTGGGTAACATTGACATGTTTGTGATGGAGTACGAAACACTTTTGGAAAACCTAGACTCTCTAAAATTAATTGCTACGGACCTACAAAAGAGTTTCAAAAAGTATACGGATGTTACTGAAGACAAACTAGAGAAGGCGGTGAGAAAATGGTATCGGTGGAGGTCAGTCGGAATGACATCTTTAGGTTTTAACTTCATACAGGTTGGAGCCATAGTAACGACTATTAAACTATTGAAATGAGCAGTGGATTAGACCCAGTATTAAATTTTGAAGTATTTCCTACGTATGATGCTAGGATACTTATACTTGCGGACATCTCTATTTGGAAACATCTAGTAGATGACCCTACGTATATTGATATAACTATTCCTGGGTCACAATCAGCAGTAAGACACAGTTACCCAAAGGGTAAGGTTACTACCTACAACGCATCCTCATTAAACTACGGTTGCTCAAGCGGGTGTGACGATGATTTACCTGATTTACCAGACGGTATATACAAGATTAAAATATTTGTATGTGAGGGTACACAGTTCTCATATGAAAGACATTATTTAAGAACAGTAAGGCTAGAACTAAGAATACAGAAACAAATTATGGGTCTTAACCTAGAATGCGTTCCTGACTCTAGCTGTTTAAATAAAATAATGCAAGCTGAGTTTATGATTAGAGGGGCTAAAGCTGATATGCTTTTTGGTAACATAAAAGCTGCTAAAAGAAAATACGATTTGGCAATGGATATTGTCGATGATTTAGAACACTGCGATTGCGGAGAAGACTGCGGAAATGGACACACTACAACGTCATATTAATACACAAAACTCTATCTACGAAAAGATACAGAGGCACTATCAGAACAAGTCTGATGGTCTACTTCATAAGTATGTTTTCGACAAGGAATATAGTTTTGACATACCTGATTATTTTGTAGTAAAAGCTATGGAACACATTATATGCCAAGACCTTGATTGTGACTATACAGTTTCCGATTGCATGCTAGAAGAAATGAATATATACCTAGAAAAAAATAAAAAATGAGTTGTAATAGTTACAAATTTAGTGATACTTGTGGGACATCTTTGTTTGCCACTTGTGTAAATGTAGAACACAACTATATAGCACCCTCAAGTTTAGCAGGTCAAACTTGTACTGACTTGGATACTGTCATTGCTGATGTGTACACTCTTATTAACAAGAGTTATGTTGACATGGGTGGAGATATAGCAGGTGTAACAGGAGGTCCCTATGCAAAAGGATGTCTTGATTATTCTCCTACAGCGGATGCTGACATTACTCCGATTCAAGTGTTGAATAAACTAACAGCAGAACTTTGTACACTAAAAACAACTGTAGCACTGATACCAACGCCACTAGATAAAATACCTACTCTTGATATGGCTAATATCAATATTCCTATTGGATGTTTTTCTACAAACCCATGCTACAATAATCCTACTAATCTAGAAGGACTATTGAATGCTATTATAGAAAAGCTTTGTGCTTGTAGTTGCTAATAAAAAAATAAAAGAAAATGGCTTGTAAAACATGTAAAGAAGTAGTAGTTCAGTCCTGCGATACTTGTTATTGTAGCGATACTGTATGTACGCCTTGTAAAATAAAATTACCTGATAGATGTATTACTGTCACATCTGCTTTACCAAATATTGGTGATAATCTAAATTGTCAGGACCTTAACACAGTTCTTTTAGCTTTGAATAGCAAGGCAGGTCATATTGCCTCTAATCAATTCTTTGCAACAGACAGTTCATCTAATGATTTTCCCATCACTTCTGCTGATGAGTACAGATGGGCTGGTGAGGTAGCTACTGGTGTTAATTTGTGGGACCAAAACATTTACACAGAAGGGCTTGATTCTGCCCCAACAGCATTTAGTAATGCTTCAAACCAAAGGATGGCAGGGATACCTGTACCTTTTGATGTTGCAGCAGGAGCTAAGTTAGTCCTTACAGGTACGTTTACAAACACAAACAATGTCCAAATAAACGGTAAAGTTGCAGTAGGGTTCACAGCTTGTGCATCGCCTGCTACAGCTATAACTCAATTAGTGGAAGCATCTGGTACTCCTAACTATGACATTACAACTGCACAGATAGGAACTATGTATACAACCTGCTTTAGAAAAGAATTTACTGTACCTGCAGGAGGCATAGCTAAGGGCACTAATTTACTTGTGGTAGGGTGGCAAGTGAGCCAAACGTTGACTGCTAGTGACAAACTAATTGTTAGTTGGACACTATCTAGTTAAATTAAATAAAAAACCAATGGAAAAATTTATTATAGATGCCAATCTGATGAATGATATAAAATTAGTAATTATAAATAGTAAACAAGAATTGTTTCCTACTCAAAAAATGATTACAATTTTAAATCAATTACAGAATTTAGAAAAAATAGAAAACGAATAAAATGAGTTGTAGTAGTTCTAGTAGTAGTTGTACTTGTAGCAGTTCTAGCTGTACAACAGGATGTAATTGTGGTAGTTTAGGATGCAGCCACCTGCTTAACGATGAGTGTATTAGACTTACAAATGCATTAACTGTTTGTGGGGTAAAGACTATTCCTGCAGGAACATACTACGATAGTGCTATAAAAACAATTGTTGATACTATCTGTGCAAATGTAACTACAGGGGCACAAGGGCCTGCTGGGCCTGCTGGACCTGCAGGGTCTACAGGTGCTACTGGGTCTACTGGGTCTACAGGGGCCACTGGGTCTACAGGGGCTACAGGTCCTGCGGGTAATGGAGTAGCTAGTACGGCATATAATGCTGGCACAGGAGTTTTAACCTTTACATTTACTAATGGTACTACTGCTGCAACTGGAGATATTAGAGGAGCTACAGGCTCTACAGGAGCAACTGGTTCTGCAGGGGCTGCAGGGGCTACAGGTGCCACAGGTCCTGCAGGGGCCACAGGTGCTGCTGGTGCTGCTGGTGCTGCTGGTGCTGCAGGAGCTGCTGGTGCTGATAATATGGCTATCCTGTACACAAATTTTACATCTCAAGCTTCAACTTCTACTTCTTTCACAACGGCTTCTGGTTTTGAGTACGCACTACCAGCGAACACTCTAGATGCTAACGGAGAATATTTACATATTAGAGCTCTATTTACAGGTCCTTCAGGAGGAGCATTCACTCTTGATGACAATGCAGTGAAGCTTCGGTTTGGTGGCAGAGACTTGATTAGAAGATTACCTTCTATCCAAACATTTTTAGAGAAAAGCACAGCAAAAGAAGCTTTGTTTAGATTAGATATAAAATTACGTAGAAGTAGCTCTAGTACATTAGCTGTAGAAGTAAACAAAGAGACAGCTGCCTTTTCGAGGGCCGCTTACGATTATTTATGTAATTACGCTATCCCCTGTACTGATGCAGCAGGGACACCAGAAGCAATGTCTTCAATTGATTTCACTATACTTAATGATATAGAAATTCAATTAGCAGATGTTGCTTCAGCAGGTAACATCATAGCACAAACTATGACAATAGTACACTATAAATCATAAGAAATGCCTTTAATAAAAAAACAAGAAAGTTTTGAAATAGTAAGTGGAGGTAACACCTTCAACCTAGATGTAGAATCTAGAACTACTTCATACAGGATATTCTCTTCAGCTCCTGTAACTCCAGTAGGTAACCACTCTTTTGCAGTATCAGGTACACCAGTAGAAGGTATGACCTTTACATTTAGATATCTAGCTGATGCAACACTAAATTCTCCCGTTGTCATTAGTATTTTTGGCTCCACAATGCCTAGCGTTCTTGGAAACAAAAATCATACTATTACAGCTTATTATGATGGAGCCTCTTGGGACGTACAGTTTGTACCCGACTTAGACCAAACTGGTACACTGCCTTATGATGTGTTACCTGCTGATGAAAGTTTCACAGCAGTCAATGCATTTGGAGGAGCTTCACCAGCATTCGCAAATACTAATTACAGTTCATCAGGAACTGTCGCTTTTGGCTTTAGAAAAAAAGGAGACAAGAGAATAGAGTTTAGGGGAACAGTGACTGATGCAGCAGGGACTAATGCTCAGTTGTTCACATTACCTGCTGGTTATAGACCAGGTCGGGACAAAAAATATATTATAGGAGGTGAAATTTCATCTTCTGGAGCTGCTCTTCAAGTAATCTTAACAATAAACGGTACAACATCTGGTACTCCAGGACAAGTTAACATAGCAGGTTTAACGGTAGCTTCTAAAATATTCTTCGATGGTTTTGTAGCTTTTCGAGAAGATGAATAATGAGGGGGTTTGGTTGGTTTTCCCCCGCAACAGGAGGGCTCTTGGAGCCCTCTTTGTTTTTGTAAGAAATTTGGTTATATCATATATATTTATTAAATTAGAAGAATGACTATATATCAGTTCATATCAGACGTAAGTAACTCTATCCAGGCCATAAATAAGGATGACCGTGTTAGCGATAGGTATATTTACTCTCTAGCTAAAAATTATACTAGCTATATTTTATCCCAAAGACCTTTAAGAGACGTATTTAGAGATAGCTCTATATTTACAGAAGTAACTTGTGTAGAGATGCACAGGATAAGAGCTGACAAGTGTGAGATAGCAGAGTTCAGAAAGTGTGATAAGATAATGAGGACTACTTGTAAACTTCCTGATATATTCAATTCTTCAATAGGACCTATCGTTATATCAGTTTCCAACATCACAGGTGAAACTGAATACCAAAGACTAAGAACGCTTGCTGATTTTAAAACGCAGCAAAAAAGAAAATTCCAAAATGCTACTAATTACTTCTACTTAGCCAATGGCTATTTGTACGTAGTAGGTAGCACTCCTGAGATTGTATCGGTAAACGCTTTATTTACAGATAAACTAGAAGCAGAATCCTTTACTGAGTGTGGAGACAAGGTAGATGCTTGTGCAACTCCTTATGATTTTGATATTGTTATACCAAATAAATATATCTCTACAGTAAAAGACCAAGTGGTTCAACATATAACTAAAACATATAAAGCAATACCTCCTGACGAGAACTCTGATTTAGATTCTAATCAAAAGATGGGTCCTGGTATGAGGTCGAAGTAATATGAGTGTATTCAAGAGAGGAGACAGGAAGATATCTTCATGGGGACCAGTGGTAAGTGTCTTGGGAGATAAACATTTTGGAAGAAAGGTGGTGAAGGAGAATCCTAATCTAAAAGATAGGTATACTCCTCAAGAATGGAGAAAAATAAGAGATGACTTCTTTGAGTTAGTAGGAGACATCATGATAGAACAGCCAAACGGGGTAGTTTTAGATGGACTAGGGTACTTTTGTTTTCCCGCATATAACAAGAGAGTAAAAGTTCCCTTAACTGATAGAACTACTTTTCAATCAGGAGGGCTAGTATATTATACTCAGTTCTTTGGAAGAGTGTTTAACAATGCATTCTTTTATGGGTTGTCGTTTGAACTAACTAGAAAACAAAAGAAAAAGTGGAGGGATTACTGCGCTGATGGAGCAAAGTATTTCTGCCACTATAAAAACATAAAAAATATAATCGG